GTGAGAGCCGGGTCGGGGTCGCGCAGACCGCGCGCCGTGTATGGCCTCGCGGTCGAGCCGCACTCGCACCGCTCGTCCTTCGGCGGTGGGCAGATAAACACAGGCTGAGGCGCCTCCCACCGATCCCACTTCACCGCGCGCCCGTCCCATGCCACTGGCAGAGGGAACGACGCGATAGTCAGCGTCAAGAGCTCGCCCCGGAATCAGGAGAAGTTGGCACGACCTCAAGCCGGACATGGCAAGCCTGCACCATGACCGCCGTACCATCTTCGTAGTGCAGCAGAACGCGCTCACCGTCGCGGATCGACCACTTCACATCGCGATCACCGCCAGCATCGAGGGCATCAAGAATCTCATCGACCTTGCTCATCGGTCACCCTCCCCGGAAACAGGGCGAGGGCCAGGTACGCGAGGCAAAGGCCAGTCGCCCCCGCTGGGTGCCAAACTCGGCCAGAAGCGGATACGAGTGCGCTGATAGGCGCGTTCCGTGAGCGGGTCGCCGTCGAGCACTTGCACCGCGCTCGGCAACCGGTGTGACGCACGTTCGACGCGGGCACGATTGATGCCCTCTCTGATTCGGCGCGCGTGGCTGGCCCTCACTGCTCGCTCCCGGAATCGGGCGAAGTACGCAGAGCCTCCGCGCCAATCCGCACAGCCTCGATGTAGTGCTCGCCCCAGCCCTCTTCGGGCAGAAGTCGCGCGAGGGTTTCGAGCTGCCCTGCCGCTGTCTTCTTGTCCATCACTGTTCTCCTGTCGTCGTGGTGCTGGAAACGGGCGCGGCGATGCCGTAGTCGGCCAAGTTCGTGCTGCCCAGGTTCTCGATGCCCCACGAGCCCCAGAGCGGGCCGAGCGCATCCATGAACGCGCGAGCCTCAGTCGAACCCGCGAACGGTCCGAGCGGGGTCGGCAGGAGTCGAGTGGCCGCCGCATCGAGGTGGACGTGCCCAGTGACTATCGTCGGCATCAGTCGGTGCTCCTCTCGGAATCGTGTGGTTTCGGGCCTTCATCCTCACGAATGTACTGGTCATACATTGCGCCCAGTTCAGACTCGTCAAGATCGTCCAGGGCAATACGCACTCGCTGAATAAAATCTTCCTTGCTCAGCATGTCGTACCAGCCACCATCAACATCTTCCAGATAGGTGATAAGCGCATCGCGCAAATTACCCAGATCAACGTTGAGCCTGTAGTGCAAGCCGTCGCCACCGCGAGTCATGCGTCTTCCTCACCCTCTCCATCGGGATCGCTTAGAACGCGCAGATTCTCGTACCCAATAAGGTCAATGTCAACCAGCGCACTAATGAAGGCGTCTGACTTTTCATCCGGCACGGTGACTCGGTAAACCCATTGGCCGCTCATGCGAACACCCGCTCACTGCGGAACTCGTCAGCAGCATCAAGCAGTCGCTCAACATAGTCGGGATGCTTCGGGTCGTGCGGGTCATAGCCACCGACAGCAGAACGCGGGCTGTGGTAGTAATCAGCGTAAGCCTCCATTGCCTGAGCGCCCATGAAGTCAGCCCAATCAATGTCACACATTTGGATTTCACCCGACTCGTCAAAAACCATCTCCGTGCGGTCAAACATTTCACCGCAGTCGTCGCACTTGTAGTAGGTCATGCTTTGGCTCCCTTCCGTAGAGAACGGGCCACCAGAACAGCAAACCCGATAAGGAAAACACTACCGCCAAAAAGCATTGCGGTCAAGGGGTCAAAACCAGTTTCCGCAAGCTCACGCGGAGGCGCGGCAGGGGGGGTCGGCTCAGGCGTAACCGTCACACACTCAGGCACGTCAACGTAGTCCGACAACTCAGAGTGCTGAGCCGCATAAATCGGAGGCCAACCAATGTTGTCATGCGGGTACTCAATGCTCTCAGGCCACACAAACCCGCCAGTGTGGGACACCTTATCCTGCTGCACACCCCAACCGTCACCGCACACATAGTCCGGCAGGACGCCAGGGAACTCAGCAAAATACACCGTACCCGACTGGGTAGCGATCAAATCCTGCACACCCGAATTGGGCCACGACGCGGGAGCATTTACGTCGAGTTTCTTGTAGATGTAAAAAGCAACCTCATAGAACACGCCAGGGTCGTCAGCCACGGGCGGGTGTGTAGGTGCCGTAGCAACAATCGCCTCGTCGGCGGGGCCACAAACGTAAACCTCGTCAGCGGGGATGGCCTCTTCACCGGGCGCACATTCCAGGGCGTAAGGGTCAGCATTCGTGTTCGTCATTAGTTGCCTCCAATGTTCGTGTAGTAAATCGGATCGTCTTTACGGCGACGGCCAGGGGTAGAAGTCGGCAAATTGCCAAACCACTCGTTGACTTGTGCTGCCGGTGCGCCAGTCACTTTCTGCGCCATGTAGCGCGTCACCCCGGCAGTGTGGGCATCCTGAACCGCTGCCCTCATTTGCAGGGAGAAAAGCAGTTCAGCATTGTCAATCTGCTTCTGCAATTCACCTACTACTTTTATCCGGTGGGCATTTGCGCTCTCGTGAAACGATGCGAATTGCGCGAGAGGGTTGCTCATTCGTCTACCCGCCGCTTCGCCTCGAAGCCGATCTTGTCTGCCACATACTCGGGCGTGAAATGAGCGTGCGGAAACGTAGCCTCGTACTGGCTGCCGCGAATCTCCATCACCACGCGGTCGGCGCTCATTCGTCTACCCCCAAAATCGCCGTAGCAATCTCAAGTTCAGGCCCGAGTCGACCGGCGAAGATTTCGGAACCCGCAGCAATTGCGGCATTGTTCGCTTTTCCCAGCCATTCCAGCGCCGAACGCATCATGGTCAACTGGGCATCCACGGTGCGATGCAAAGCCAAATATAGCGCCCGGTTTGCCCCTTCCTCGCGGTAAGGCATATCGTTCTGACCGCTCATAAAACTGGCTACATGCCAAGCGTCGTTATGCTCAGCGTTCACGCCCTGAGCATTGGGCGCGGCAAGATCGGTAAACACGTCGCCCGCGTTCCGCGCGTAGAGAGGCCCCGGAGTGCTCGCGGCTTTCAGGCGTTCGATCTTCTCGACTGCTTTCTGCAACTTCTCTTGAGGCGTCATTCGTCTACCCCGTCGAACTCGATAGTGAAACCACCAGCGGTTGCCGCGTTCTCGTCGCACCACCCATCGCGCCCCAACCACGGGCAAGGCTTTTGCATGGGTGCGGTGAAAGAGAAAACCTTTCCATCTTTTGCGCGTCGGATGACTGCCCCGAACTTCGTAGGCACCGACACGATTTGCTCGAAATGCCACGGGTCTTCGTGCCAGCACCAAAAGTCCGGCAACTGCCCGACATGAAGCTTGCATCCCGCACTGGTGACATCTTTGACACGCCCCTTGACCACCATGGCATCGTCGCCAATCGTTGCCCGTACTTTGTCGCCAACCTTCGGCACATACTTCTCACCCATGCTTACCTCCTTCTCAATAGAAACCATTTCAGCGTATCTCAAATTGGGATGATGCGCCAGCAGTCACGCGCATATTTTCGGCAATCAGCACACTTATAGTCGTTTGCCATTTTCAGCAAGTGAATGGTTTGCGCAACCTTACAGAAATTCATGCTCGTCATACACGAAACGCCACGCGCAACAACCTCAACCGTGCACTCTTCCGAATGCTCCATTTGGCATTTCAGCGCATCCTCAAACGCCTCTTCCAGCATGGCAATCTCGGCAGCACCGGCAGGTTCATGCGGGCGGATTTCAGTCTGCATTTGTAACCTCCCTACCTAAGTAAAAGGTTCGGCTGAATCAGCGCCTCGAACGTACCCGACGCGCCCCCAATGTCACCAAAAACACGCGCGTGCACCGGCCCCGGCTTATTGGGGTTGTCCGTCTTAGTGAACTGGAAACGCGCCACCCCAGAGCGCCCGCCCAACCACTTCACGGCAGTATCCACACGCCCCAGGAATGAGGTTTTCAGGCTCAACGTGCTCGCGCCAAACTCGGTAGTCTCATCAGGGAACAGCCGCTCGACAGGCGGGAACTTACCACCGATCAAATCAAACCGCGCACTCTGAACAATCTCAGGCGCATTGCTTTCAGTGTCGTCGTAACGCTCCCAGTTGACACCCGACAGAACCTGGATGCGCACAACCGGGCCGTCACTTGAATCAAACGCCAACCGGATTGCAAAGAACTGCGCATCACGCTTATCGCCAAACTGGGTAGCTCGCATCTTAGCCACAAACTTCACCGCATCCAGCGGCAGGATCGCCCCCTGGAAGTTTTCGCCCTCAAACCGGGCGCGCATGTAGTCATGCGAGTCATAGGCGGGCATGTAGCGCCCAACCGTGTACCGGTCTGTCGCCAGCAGCGCGCCCTCAGGGGACACGCACATGCCCGTAATGACCGGTGTGGCGTTGTCTTTGCTGACGTGCGGCATCACAGCATTGAACGCCGCCACCGCCTCTGTGAACGGAAATGTAATCGTGGTAGTGGTGCTCATGCGTTACCTCCCTCTTCCATCTCCCGCATCCAAAACGATTTGACAAACGCTGCCGGTTCCATACCCGATGCGAGCAACTGTCCCGACTCGGTACGGTACTGCCACCGGCCACGCGCCTTTTTAGCGAACACACCAGTCGGGCCTTTAGCCGACACGAATTGGCTATCAATGAGCTTCACGAATCCTCCTAACGTCTACCGGCCAGCGTTTGCGGCCATGAGTAAACACTATGCCCCAAAGGGTTTGCTGTCAAGGGGTTTCTTCGTGACAACCGCAAAAACATTTACCACCCCAACGGGATGCCGTCGTGCAGCACAACTCTTCATCGTCAGCGCCGATTGCGTAACTCACATCTCCACCACACGAACCAGGTCAATGTCAAGGCCGTCGAAATCGGGGTCACTGTTGACCAAATCCCAAGCCTCACTCTCTGACTCGAACCCGCTTGCCAAAAGCTTGTAAACCGCGTACTGCTTAGCCATGCGTTTCTCCTTCGCTTACCAGTAGGTGTTGAGCGACAGCGGGATGCCGTGCTCACAGTAGCAATCTTCGGCCGTGCAGCCGTGGTCATTTTCGTTCATGTCATGGCGAGATTCACCCTGGTAGTCCTCGTGGCGGCAAGTGCAGGGGACGGTCAAAAACTCACCCTCAGGGCCAATTGCAGTGGCGCTAATCACAGCGGCACAATCCCGAACTCTGCAAGCGCAGCCTCGAAATCTTCCCAAACGATCACTTCGTCAACCGAACAGCGCGCCTCACATTCGTCTACAATGCGCAAACCCTCAACATCTGACATGCCTTCAGGCAACCGGTAGAAGTTGTCGAAAACGGTAAACCCATCCTCACTGGGGACGTTTATGAACGTCACTTGCCCGCCTCCCGCTCGTAGTCACTGATCGCTTGCGCAACGTAGCTCATGACGTTACCCAAGTAGTCGTGGTGGATGTTGGTGTTCAGTTCGTCAAGGCGTTCGCCGGTACGCGCGTTCACAACGTAGACCTCAGCGCGCCAAGCGCCTTCCTCGTGCCAGACCTGAACTTCGTAGGTTTTATCCATCACTTGACCTCCTTACGAATCACAGTGAACGAATCTTGGTAGTCGGTGCTATAGGCGAGGCAAGTGACCTCTGCCGCCTCGCGGTTCATGTGGGTGCTGACAGTTCTGCCACGGTCACCATTGGGCAGGACGTGAACGACGTCAAAGTAGATCACGCGGGCACCGCCTCACGAGCGGCCTCAACCGCTGCCATGAAATAGCCATTGCGCGGGCACGAGCAACCACCCGGCTCGCACCGGGCGTGCTTAGGGCGCTTAACAATCAGCATCCGGTTGAACACTTCACGGCGCTTAGCAATGTAGCTCACGCTTATCCCCTTCCATTACGGGCCAGCATCCCCGGCCCCTCGTAAACCAATCTAGTGCATAGGTTTAGTGGTAGCAAGCCCCAACAGGCCCTGTAACCAAACCGTTACAAAGCATTAGCGCGGGCAAACTCTTCGACCTCAAACGTCAGCAGCGCATCACACTGGTCGTAGGTGAGCCGCGTACCGTCTGCGAAGTACCAATGGCACTTGTTGTCCTCCCCATAAGCAACCGTGTACCGCGTACCGTCAGGGGCCACAAAGGACGTGTGGTGCCCAGCCTCGGTTACGCCAGCAGCACCGGCAGGGCCAAACAGCCAACCGCCCACGTCTACAATGCCGTCAGCAAGCGGGGCCAAAGTGTCACCCGCGTAAGCTTCGGCACGAGCAATCAAATCTTTCAGCAAATCGTTCCGCGTTACACCGGTAATCAGCCCGATGCCGTAGTTGGACAGCCCCCGCTTTTTCAGCGATGCCACCAGCGCCAAAGTTTCATCCTCCACTTTGCGGCGTGCCATTTTTACCAACAAATCGGCTTCCCGTTTAGCATCCTCCACAATACTTTTTATCGGTTCAAAACGCGCTTTACCTTCGATGAACAAAGGATTTTCGTGGATATTCGGACGACCCATTATGCGTTACCTCCATAGTAATTGGCGATGTTTTCCTGGCAGTATTCGATAAGGTTTTTGCGTTTAGTGCTTGACTTTATGCCAGCCGCTTTAGCAACCCCATAAACACTCAGCCCGGATTTTAGCGCGTGCATTATCGCTTCCGATTTATGCCACAACATTTTGCGCTCGATTTGTGCAATCTCGTTTTTCAGGCTGGCAATCTTGTCGGCAGCATCCCGCTCAACACTCACCACATACAGGGCAAGCTCAACATACCGTTCGTCTAACTGAATCGGTTTTCGGGGCATCTCGGGCCTCACTTTCGTCTGGTCATGCATCCGTCAACAACAGTCGAAACCGCTCAGAATCTTGCAATCTGACCGCTTTCGACCCCCGCCGTCAGAGTAACTGTATCACGATGGGTCGTTCTGAATCTACATTCGAGGGGTTCTATAACTCGAAATACCCCCATTCGTTTTGGCTGTCAGTGATGGATATTGCTTGGGGAATCCGGTCAGAACGTCTCAGATTGGTCAGGCTATGGTCTATAGCCAGTCCAAAGTGGAGGATTTTGGTCGTTCTATGGGGGTTTTTTGCTCTGACCTTTCTTAAGCGTAAAGAATATATATACATACATTAGAGACGTATAGAGAGTATAAGGGAACCTGTATTCGTGTTACGCACTACGGGAGAACACAAACGCATCCAGGAATCTCCCAGGATTCACGCTCTGTGAACCGATCTGGTAGGCACCCTTCGATCTGTAGGGTTTCCGTACTCTGGTGTCCTCTCGTTGCTACCCCCGGCTAGTACCTGCTGGCATCGCAGTGTGGGAACTAGCCACCGGCGCGCCGTAGCATGCTGCCAGGGGGCAACCGGTAGCAATATGCCATGGCTGGCCCTCAGCGCCATTCTGGGACACTTTCATGGCACTCTAGGCACTAGGTAGCCAATAGGGGGCGCCAACCGCTTAGAATGGCACGTAGCGCCGCTAGACATAGCTCACCCCCTGCCGGTCGAGAAAACTAGCAGGGGGCGAACGTCTAGCAATAGGGGACACTGCAAGCGTGCGCAGCCACGAGATACAGGGCCACGAATAGCAGGGGGAGAATTAGGCGCATTGTTCTTTGCGCTCGGAATGAGCGCACGAGAATTCGGAGAATAGCGGCCCGATAATCACGGCTGGCATATCGTCAGACATTACCGAATAGCCAGCGTCAACTAATGCAGTAATGAGAGAATCAGCGCAAGCGCCGTGCATTCCGTATTCTTTGTCTGTTGTACGAATTCTGACAATTACGCCAGTGACGTTTAGCGACATTAGCGTTTCTCCACAATTACCGGCGCGCCATTATGCCCGATAGTCTCGTGCACTAATGCACCCGAATAGGTGCAATTACGCATTCCGCATAAAGTGCAAACATAAAGTGTCATAAAGTCTCCCTTACAGTCCGTGAGTAAAATGGGCAGGGGCAGACAACGCAGCAGAATAGCCCGTCGTGTAACCCTGAGAATGGGCAGCGTGTAGTGCGTTGATAAGCTTAGTCTGCTCACCGAATGACAGCCCTGCAAAGTTTACGCCAGCGTCTCTGAGGATTGAGCGGTAATCGGTCACGCCATCACCCGCTCTACTGTGTACGCCGGGAACACGTTCATTCTTCCGTAGGCGCGTGCTTCATCCTCAGAATCGAAAACGTAAGCATTCCAAGACTGAGCGTTACGAACTAGGGCTAGTCCGTTTTCGTCTTTCTTGTAGACAACCCATACCGGCGTGCCCTGTTCCATGAAACTAGCCTGTCTTGCCATTTTCTTGTCCTCCATCATTGTTTCGTCATTCGAGCGAATCACGCGGGAACCCTAGAGTCGTGAGATTCTAGGGCAACCGTGCAGCGCGCTAGTCGTCCTCCATGCCCCTAACCTGGTCAAGCGTTCGATACCCTGTGACAACATATAGGATATCTTCTAGCGCCTCTAGGTGCCACCCGTTTATCGAGGTTACAACCGTGAGAGTTTGCTCACTCACCCCGCACGATTCTTGCAAGTAGTCCCACAGTTCCTCAGTGTCTTTGCTCATTGTCTTTAGTCCTTAGTGTTGGTGATGCTGATTAGTTGCGACTCTGTGACGTGTGTGCATTCTCTCGTGTTGCGCGACTGCACGTAGAGAAGAACCGGCGAGTTAGGCAAGTAGTCGCGCGTCCATGCCGACAGGACGGTAACGGGGTCACCCGAACGCATAATGACATGGCCGTCAGTCTCCCCATACGCGAGCGCATAGGGGGACGAACCGGGGGGAAGATAGGTTGACTCTGTCCCTACTAGGGGGTGCATGGCGGGGGTGAACACTAGCGGCCCCCGTTCGCGCGCGCGAGAACCTTGGCGGCTCTTTCGGCGCGTCGTTGGCCGGTACGCTCGCGGCGCTTGCGTTCGGCTAGGGTGTAGGCGTCGCGGCGTGCTTGTGATTGGTGATGGGTCATTGTTACAGTCTCCCGTCAGCGTCGTAGGTGGGCGCATAATCGTTAGTTTCCGCCGGTTGCTTGGACTCAGCGCCGTGCCAGTAATCGACAGCGTCAGGGTAACGCCCGTAGCCACATGGGTTGCACATATTCTTGTTCCTCGTTCTCGTTAGTGTCTAGCGGGGTTGCTAGTAACACTCAGCCGCCTAGCGCGCGTGATGTCGCTAGGGGGCGGGGTGGCACTAGAGTGCAGCGGTCGTGCCGTTGACGTGAACCGCAATGCTAGATGCGCCGCGAGCAATGGCAGCGCGGATAATCCGCACGCGGTCGTTGGACCGACCCTCAATCACGTTGACGCGCTGGCCGTCGAGGGTGAAGCTCACGCCGTTGGAGGGGGTGTCGTTGTTGTTCATGTCCCCATTATCGCGCGTAATAGGTTCGGGCGCAAGCGTTTACCGCTGCCAATATGTAACGGTTAGGTAACGGTCACGCGCATAGGCACGAGGGCGCGCGTAATAGTGAGCAAGTTTCAGCGCACACTTGCAGCGGAATGTCAAGTGTTGACATTGGGGCGCACTCGTGCTATGCGGCAAACTTGTGAGGGGCGCGCGCAATAGTGACAAACACTCATTAGTGTTGCACGGCGCATACGCCACACCGACCCCCGCGCGCTACCCCCACAACGGGGGTGTTGACAAGCAGGGGCAAAGGCTACGGATTATCGGCATACCCCCAGGGGTATCGGAGTTCGCCCACCTCCGCGCGAAACTTTGGTCTGAAGGCTCGCATGAAACTTTCCCCCATGTTCCATAGTTGCCCCGCGTCGAGTCTGACTACGTTTTCCACATCAAAAGCCCATGACTACGTTTTCCACATCAAGACGCTCAGCAGCCAACACGGCAACATCTCCGCTTTAGCCCCTTTTCTGCCCGTAAAAGTGGCTTTTCACCCGGTTGTCTGCCATTTTTTTTGTTCACAAAATTGCCTTTAAGGCTCCGAAGGTGGGCTTTTCCCCACTTTGCGCGGTGTGGGTTTTTGCCCACTTGAGGCGTTACAAAACTGTGACCGTGCGCGCCCCTATGCTGCCCGATGTGGTTGTAGGCTGGGGGCATCTAGTGGAAGGAGCAGTAATGGCTGATTGGCGAGATGTACCAGAGCCGATTAAGTGGGTAAACGATATGGGCCAAGTTCGATGGCAGGCTCAAGTGAACAGTGGTCACGTTGCCGCAATTGGTCGGGCTTTTGGCACACTGATTTGGACAAAAAGTTTCGAGTATAAACCGTGGTTGCGGTTAACCAAGGCGGGCGCTAAGCGTTTGGCGCGTAGGTGGCAGAAGAAGATGGCCAAAGAGTTTCGGGAGGAGCGGTAATGGTTGTTCGTATTGCGTGGTCGGTGACGTTCGTCTCTGCCGTGCTAATGTTTGCGGCTTTTTTGGCCGCGGTTTGGCTGTCTGATAGCCGTTGGGCGTTGACTGCTTTTGCGCTGTTTTGCGTGTCTGCGGTTGGTTCGATTGTTGGTATGAACTTTGAGTATGAGGAGATGCGGAAGCGATGAGCGCAGAAATCCAAGCCCTGTTCGCTTTCGGTGACGCGGTTGAGCAGTCGGGCATTGCGCGGCGTAATGGTGCGTCGATCATCTTCTGGCATGAAGGCCGCGAGTACCTTTTGGATGTGCGGGCGTTTGACGTGACGGAGGTTGAGGATGCTTGATCCTATGACGGTGTTCTTAATTGGTTGCGTTTTTGCTTTTCTGTTTCTGGTTGCGGTAAACGAGTGGTTTGATCCGCTGGCATGAGCGACGCACAAGCGCTAGTAATTTTTATCGGTGCCAGCATTATGCTCGGGCTGCTTATCGGCTGGGCTGTTGAGGACTGGTTCGACAACAATTTGATGCTATGAGTGGGGAAGAAGCGGCAATGTTGATTTGGGGAGTGCTCATAGGGATTTTCATTGGCGCGTTTGGTCTCATTGCTCTAGCCGCTACGGATCAGAGCGATGACCCGCTATGAGAACATCTGAAGCCTGCGGTTGCGGTGGTTCGTTTAGTGGTGCGCGCCGCGATTGGCTGGTGTGGCGTAAAGGCCATGATTGCGTGATGGTGCCCGCTGAGCCGCAACGGATGGGCGCGGGTGATTCGTGGTTGCAGATTCAGACGCAGGATGGCCGGTGGCTGTTTGATCGTGAAATCCCGGAGGTGTTGTGATGCAGAAGTACCCGAACGATGAGGTGCCGTACCGGTTTAGGCGTAAGCGGCCTAAAACGTGTTGTGTGTCTAAGGTGGGTATTGCGAAGCAGTTTTGGGCAACCGAGGATGGTGCTCGTGAGTTCATTGGCGACAAAGCGCTTGAGGGCGTGTTGGAGCCGTACCCGTGTCGGCAGCATGGAGGGAACTGGCATGTGCGGTCGAAGCGCAAGTGATGTGCTAGGTTTTGGGCATGGATGATGTCATCTTCGTCGTTTACGCGATTGACTGCGCGTGCGACTGCTGCGGGTACGTCGCGTGCCGAACTTTTGATGCGCGTGACGAGGCGGAGATTTGGATTGCATCACAGCCGAACCCACATAACTACTTCATAGAAGAGGAAGAAGCGCCGTGAAAGTGTTTATGCAGGAAGGCAACGACCCTTACGGAGCCACCGAGCTTGTGATTATGTTGCACGACGCAGGCTCCGACATGAACGTGTGGTCGCTGGATGTTGCTGGCGAGGAGCGCGTGTTTTTTGAGGTTGCCGAAGATGGTGACGCGATTGACATTATTGATGCAGCGTTTGAGGCGCGCAGGAAGATGAAAGAGGATAGCAATGGCTAAAGCACAAAACGTAGAAGTCTCGTTGGATCGCCAGTCGCGTGACAGTATTCGGTCGCTGGTGGCGGCGGTTGATGGGCTTGCGAAGGCGATCAATGACGGCAAGAAGGTTGACACTGATTGGGTTGCAAACCCTGGCGATGTTGCCATCCTTCAGCGGCTTGTGGAGGATGTGACGCGGCGCGAAACTTCTGACGGCCAATCGCTGCCCAATGATGAGTCGTATTACCGTGATGCCGATGGGCGCTTGCAGCGCGATAGGCGTGATCGCCCTAACGTTGACCAAGTTTTCACTGAGCGAACGGCGGGCTAGGATGATCGAGTTGTCTGAAACCCCTACCGAGTACACGGCGCGTTACGCCAAAGTGGTGCCGAGTGTGCAGGATGCGTTCGTGTTTGTGATGGCCCACATGGACAAAGTTGGCGCTGACGTCGAGGTGTTGATTACACCGGTTTGGGCGCACGGGCATGGCCTTGACGGCGAAATGATTGCACCGCAACGCATGTTCGAGGTTGCCGTGAGTGGGATGGTTGAACTTCCAGACGTGGTAGGCTAGTTCCATTCCGCCAGATGTTTCGACTACTGGTTGCGGCCCCTGACCTTTACTGGTTGGGGGCCTGCTTCTTTTGTGCTAGGCTAAACCTGTTACGACCACCCGGCTCGGCTTCGGCCTCCGGGTGGTTTTCTTTTGCTAGACTGGCCTGCATGGCAGGTACAGGGCTTTCAATGCGGGATCAAAAAGTGCTAGACCTTGCCTACAAGGGGTTGACCGCCGAAGACATCGCTGCGGAAGTCCACGCACCCGTCGAGGTTGTGGTACGTGAACTAGACCGGCTTACCGGCACGCTGGACTGGCTGACTGACCTCCAGCGCATGAAATTGCTCACGCATGGCGTGCAGAGTCTTTTGGGGGCGCTCAAGGACAAGGCCGAGTCAGGGCAGGATGCGCTGATTACGACGGCTTACATCAATGCGATCAAGTTGGCGTTTGACCAGTTGGAGCGGCAGAGCGCAAAGATTGACGCTGACATTGCCGTCGTTCAGAACGCCCAAGCAAAGGTGCTTGTAGATATTGTTGACCGAGCTTTTTATCACACTCTTGGAAAACTTGAGGGGCGCTTCAAAGAAATGGGTTTGCCTCGGGAAGAAATTGAGCAAGTCTTTCAGCAGAGCATTATGACGGTTGCCGCTGAGATTGATGCGCAAGGGGCCAACTAGGTAGTGTATACTTTTTAGGGTGCAGAGCAATAATTTGATTTACGGGCTTTCGTGCCTATGCCACCCCGAGCGCGGAATACGATACGTAGGCAAGACTACGCAGGGAACAAAGTTGCGCCTAGCCGAGCACATTAAGCGTGCGCGGAATCCGCACTATCCGGTCAATCATTGGATTGCAAAGCATGGTTCAGAAAACATCTCAATCAACGTTTTGGAGTATTGCGATCCAGCCCAACTTGATGCTGCCGAAGAAAAGTGGATTGCCGAGTTGCGCACCTTTCGAGACTGGAAGCAGGGCGGTCTAAACGCAAGTCTCGGAGGTCGCAATATGCCCCTAACTATTGAAAAGGTCAAGCAACACGTTGCGGATTCAATAAAGAGGGGCCGTCCAAACCAAGTGCTTAGTTGGGAAAAGGCAAAAGAGATTCGTGACTACTACTTAAATAACGAAGTCAGCATGTCTCAGGTCGTGCGAGATTTAGGATTGCCGAGAGCGGCAGTGATGTCATGCCTTTCAAACGAAACCTGGAAAGACCCGGACTACCTACCAATTGTCAGAAGGATCAAATCCGAGCGCGCAAAGTCTGCGCAAAAACACGATCCATATTCCAGCAATAGAGCAAAGTTTAACCCTCAGCAAGTTATTGAACTGCGATACGAATACTGCCAAATTGGCACTAGCGCACAGGATTTGGCAAAAAGGCATTCGTGCTCGTATCAAACAATGGTTATGCTTCTCAACAACCAAACATATTTCGATCCCGAATACGCCAATACAAGAAAAGACAAGTTCCCAGGCATTAGCCAGTCGCATCGTGACGCAATTAGCGCAAGTAGCAAAGGCCACAAAAAGCCTGAGGGCTTTGGCGCTAAGATTAGTGCAGCCATGACGGGCGAGGGGCACAGCATGGCAAAACTTACCGAGGCTCAAGTAGTTGAGATGCTTGCAAGATTTGCGAAAGGCGAAACCGTAAAGACTCTTGCTGGCGAGTATGGCGTTAGCGTCGCACAGGCGAGGCGAATAAAAACCGGTGAGCGATGGGGGCACCTTCCAAGATGAGCATTACCGACATTGCGGGTATCGCCCTAGAGAAGTTAGATCAGAAGTCCAAAGCTCGTAGATACGTTAACGATCCCGTAGCCTGGGCCGAAGAGTACCTTGGCCTTCAACTCTGGAGTAAGCAGAAGGAAATCCTCTATTCCATCCGAGACAACCGCGCAACTGCCGTAGCGGCGGGGCACGGCGTGGGAAAAAGTTTTGTTGCTGGCGTTGCGGCTTGCTGGTGGATGGACGTTCACCCACCGGAAGAAGTTGCGCTTGTGTCTACGGCACCTACTGTTGCGCAGACGGACGTTCTATGGAACAACATTAAAATGTTTTACGCCATTGCAGAGCGGCGCTACAACGAGGGCCTTGTCGATCACAAACTTCCGGGTTATGTTACCGGCGATAACAAGCTCAAGATTGATGGCCGCAAAGTGGGTGAAGGGCGCAAGCCCGCCGAGCAAAACGCTCAGGACAGCCTGCAAGGAACCCACGCCACTTACCTTTTGGCGATTGGCGACGAAGCGGTGGGTCTAAGCAATAAGATTCTTGATGCTCTTGGCAACATGGCCACCGGCCCGCATAACCGCCAGTTGCTTATCGCCAACCCGACCGATCCGTCTTCCGCGATGGCGCAGATTTGGAAAAAGAACCTTTCCCAGTGGCGTCGAATGCACATCGGTGTTTTTGATTCACCTGCGGTTACAAATGAGCCTGGCTTTGACGTTTCGCAAGCTTCTGCGCTTTCCGGCCTCGACTACATTGAGCAGATGCGGGAGCAATGGGGCGAAGATCATCCCATCTACATTTCTCGCGTGCTTGGACAGTGGGCATTCGATAGGGGCAACTCGGTCTTCACCGAAAGCGACATTACCAACTGTCTAAACGCTTACGTGTTACCCGACCCGGATGCCCCAATCCATTTGGGCGTTGACATCGCCTGGAGCGACAAAGGTGACTTTAGTTCCATCTACTCGTGCCAGTCGGGGGAAGTGTGGGAGACTGACGACGAAACCGGCAAGCCCGCCATCGCCACCGGCAGGCAGGGTTGGATTGTGCGCCGCGTAGCCATTTGGAAGGGAGCACCGCTGGCGGGGCATAACCCGGACAATCCGAGCAACGCTGACCGCATCGTTGACTTTACGATGGCTACTGGTGGGCAGTTTGTGAAGGTGGACTCGTCGGGCGTTGGCATGGCGGTCATTCAAGATTTGGCGTCAAGAGATTTGACGTTTGACTTGTACAAGATGGCCGGTGGCGATCCGGCGCGAGAAAACAAGACCTACACCAACTCGCGCGCTGAAGCGTTCTTTGACATGAAGATTGCAGCACACCAAGGGTTGCTTGACCTCGACATTGACGATGAAGATTTTATCGACCAGTTGCGGAGCATCCAGTACGAATATGATGCGCGTAACCGGATCAAGATTCAGTCGAAAGCCGACATGCGCAAAGAGGGCAAAAAGTCTCCCGACTTTGCCGACGCCGCCTGGTATTCGTTTTACATCCCCGAAGACATGCGGGATGAGTTCGGGCGGCTGGGGAGCGTTGTTGCTGTTGAGCCTGAAGAAATCCCCGATTTTGGTTTTCACGACCTAATCACCTCTGAAGGTTGGCCCATGTAGGTGCGATAGAATGGGTTTTATGCCTGAATCGACGCCTTTCCAAGCCATTGAAGAACAGTTCGATGCTTTGCGCACCGAAAATGAAGACTTGCGGGAAAGTCTCGACAATGTGCGGCGCTCGCTCGCTTTTGAGGATCGTGGCTGGACACTGATTTCAGGCGTGCTTGGCAACGACCATTCTGAAGGCCTCACGCTCGATGAAGTGAAAGACATTTCCGAGACTATTCGCCCCTACGTGGTGGGCGGTAGCCTCATGCAGCGCGGCGTCAACCTGCGGCGCGGGTATGTGTGGGCGAAAGGCATCCACATTGAAGGCGTGGAGCCGAGCAAGAAGGCTGGCGCTCCGAGTCGTTTGCGGCGCTTCTACGAGCGGCAAGTAAACCAGGACAACTTGTTTGGCGCTTCAGCGCATTCGGAAATGGAGCGGTGCGCGTACACGGATGGCGTGCGGATTGCACTGTGCTACACGGCGCTGGATGAGGTGCGTTCGTTCCCGCTGGAGCAGGTTAGCGACATTCGGTTCAACCCGGATTTCCCCGACGAAGTGTGGGCAATTCAGCGAACGTGGCCCGCGCCGGAATCGGGCAAGGTTCGTAAAGAATGGTTCTACACTAACAAGTTCACGGGCGCGCGCCAGAAGAGCATTAGTGTCAACAACGAGAACGTCAAAGTTGCCGAAAACGTTACGGCGGTTGTGAAGCGATTTAATCGCCAAACGGGTTGGCCGATGGGTCTGCCGGACTCGATTGCCGCACTACCTTGGTATGAGGCGTATTCGGAGATTATGCGTTACGGGCGCGTTGTCAATGAGGCGCTGTCGAAGATGCTGTACAAGATCACCACTAAGAGTGGCAAGGCGGCGACTGCTACCTCCACGAAGGTGAAAAACGCTACCGGTCACGGCCAGACTGCGGTGATGACGGACGGCCAAGACCTCCAGGCGATCAACACTGCCGGTAAAGGTTACGACTTCACTTCGGCGCGTCCCGTTGCGGCGATGATGGCTGCGGCACTTGATGTGCCCAACATTGAGCTTCTGTCTGACTCGGCTGCGGCTGGCTCATCGTATGGTGCGGCGCAGTCGCTTACGCCTTCCACGATTAACGCGATGCGTTTCCGCCAGGATGAGTGGGTTGAGTTTTACGCCGAAGTGTTTTCCGCTTTCTCAATTCCGGTGCCGAAGATGTGGTTTGATCCCATCCAAGAGCCTGACCCGTACCGTGAGATGCAACGCTCCATCATCGCTTGGGGCACTGGCCTGCTCCACGCCGACGAGGGCCGTTCCAACATCCTAGACATTCTCGACGTTGCGCCCTTGCATGACAAGGCCCCCGATGGCGTCATGCTGCCGAACAATACGGCATCCCTGCCACGCAAAGACGTTGACACGGATGTGAACACTCAGGCCGCATCTCCCGACCAGGGGCGCGGCAATAACACGGGCGGTAATGATGTCGGCGCTAACGACATGCGAACCGATATTCTGTCAAACGCTTTGCAAAGTTTTCGTTTAGACGAAATGCGCGAATTGGTGGAACGGTTTGAGGCTACCGCTATTGCGCTTAGGGGCGACGCATAAACTTTAGCCAAAATCCGGTGATGATATGATTGTGAGTATCATGTCGGAGATGCTTACTGAAGTCGCCACCGCGCCGGTTAAGGCCGGAAAGCGTTGGCGCGTAAAGATCGCCACGCCCGGCCAGGGTTCCAGCGGCTACTACTCTGCTGACGTTTTGCGTGAGTATGGCCCGGTTGCGATTCCGGCTGGTACGAAAGCGTTTCTTGGGCACGCTAAGCCTCAGGATCGCAGTCTGCGCGATTTGGTTGGCACGTATCCCGATGGCGCTTTTTGGGTAGAGGAAGAGAACGCGCTTTTTGCTGACCTCCAGCCCGCCACAAAGAAGTGGGCCGACGTGCTGGATGAGTTGGGGCCGCTTGCCGGTGCCAGCATCAGCGTTTCTGGCAGCAAAGATGCCCAAGGCAACGTACTCACAATGGAGTACCACCGCGCAAACAGCGTTGACCTCGTTCCCGAACCGGGCCTTGAAGGCTCTGGCTTGCAGGAGCAAATCGAAAGTCTTATCGAATCGGCACGTTTTGATTCGGAAAAACCTGGCGTCACCTCGGCGTCCACGGAGAAAGAAATAATGGACAACAAGGAAATCCTTGAAGGCTTTGCGGCCCTCAAGACCCTCGTTGAGACCCTTATTGCCAAGATCGATGGCAAGACGCAGGTCGAGGCCCAGGCTAAGGTTGACGCCGAGGCTCTGGACGCGGCTGTGACGGAGGCCCTTACGGCTTTCGACGCCAAGCGTGCGCTCATCGAATCGGTGGAGCTTCTGCCCAGTCAGCGCGCGTCGCTGATCGAGCAGGCGCGTAGTGGTGCAGATGTTGCACCGCTCATCGAGCAGGCAAAGAAGGTCTTTGACGAGGCTAAGTCGGCTGTTCTCACTGAGTCTGAGGTTGGGCGTGGCTTCACGTCGCCCACCGAAGACTGGAACGTTAGCGGGGTGCGGTTCTAATGGCAATGAACATGACTCTGCACTACTCGAAGACTGAAGTGTGGCCCGTTGTTGACGGAACCCTCTCGGGCGCTGCGGTTGTTTCGACCGCCGCAAGTGGTCGTCAGCCCGGTGTCGCTCTCACGTCTGAGGGCGGTGCCACTCGTAGCGAGACGTTTGGCCCGTACACCATCAGTGGCATTCCCTCTGGTGGGGTTGGCCTTCCCGACAACTACGCTACCGTCGCAATTGATGGTGCATTCCGGTTCCCCGTGGTTGGCGCTTCGGCTTCAACTGCGGTCAACACGCCGGTCTACGCTGTTGTTTCCAGCGACGCCGTTACTGGCCTTACGTTGACTGCCAGCACCAACCCGCCTTTCGGCAAGATTCACCGTTTCCTTGGTGAAACTTCCGCGACGGAGTGCTCGGTAGTCATCGGTGACTTTGTGGATGCGACCTAATATGACTGAGAAAAAGTACAAGGATGGCTTCACCGCTGACGGGCTTCTGAAGCCCGGTGGTCACGTCACCAAGGCCAAGGTTTCCAAGGTTAAGAGCCTTATGGAATCCGCTCTCCGTGGAGACCGCGTTGCTAGCGCAACCCTCACTGAGACCATCACCACGTCGGATGCGCTCTTCAACGCCGCGTACCTGACTACTCTTCAGATTCTCCCCCAGTTCGAGGAACTTCCTCGCACCTGGAGCCAGATTGCAGGCGTGCGGGTTCTCCCCGACTTCCGTCCGGCAGTTCTGCGTGGCGTTTTTGGTGAGTTCGTTGGTCTTGAGCGTCAAGGCATTACCGACCTGAACAACCCCGAGGGCATTGCACCTATTGTGCCCGAAAACAGCCCGTACCCGTATGCAACCGTTGCTAATGTCGAGTCGGCCTATGGTCGCCTTGCCAAGCGCGGCTTCGGAGTTTCGTGGACGTTTGAGGCGCAGGTCAACGACAATGCTGCTGACTTCTTTGCTTCGATTCCGGGCGAGATGATTCAGACCATTCTTGATAGCGAAGAGTGGGAAGTCTACCAGGCGCTCATCAACGGCACGACCGCTTCGCAGCAACTTGACGGCGGCGTGGTCTACAACGGTGACACGGTTCTGCCGAACGCTCCGCTTTCGCGCAACGCCATCGTTCGCGCCTTGGAGGAGCTTGCGCTTCGCCAGGTGAACGGTCGCTACGTTGGTCGCTCCTCGAACGGGTACAACCTCATTGTGGGTATCGGTCAGGGGCCTGCGGCTAACTTCATCCTCAACCAGCAGATTATCGAGGCTCAGGATGGCTCGTTCACCCTGTCGGTCACGGATCAGGCTGGCCTGGGTTCGATTACCGTTATTGAGTCGCCGTATGTGTCGGCTCCGAACTGGTACATCCTTCCCAAGCCGGGTGGAGTGCGTCGTCCGGTTCTTGAACTGGGTCGCTTGCGCGGTCACGAAGCCCCGCAGCTTCGAGTCAAGACGAACGCTACGCCGTTCGCCGGTTCGAGCGCACTGGCTCCGTTTGCTAGTTTCGAGTTCGATGACATCTCCATGGAGATTCGGATGCCGATGGCGGGCCTTAACTGGTTCCCGGACTTCATCATCTGGTCGAATGGCACGGGCGTTGCGTAAGTAGCCCCGTAGCGAAAGCCCCCGTTTCGGCGGGGGTTTTTGCTTGTGCTAATATTTACAGATGGAGCACGCGAAAACCTTTGAGGTTTACGGCATATCAGACATTGGCGACCCCAGGCGGATTCGCTATGTCGGAATGACCAGGGTCGGCATGGAGGAAAGGCTTAAGGGCCACTGGAAGGATGCCCGTCGTGGGCTGAAGCGACCCCTTTCGCTGTGGCTCGGCAAAAGGAGTCCCGATGAAGTTTTAATCGTTCTGATTGAATCACTGGATGGAGAGGGGGCCATGTGTGAGTCAGAAATCAACTGGATTTCACACTATCGCTCGCTGGGCATGGCAGACCTAAATCTCGCAAAAGGCGGCATCGGGAATCCCCTACCCCATTCCGAGAAATCAAAAGACAAACTGCGCGCCATAAATGCGGGCAGAAAAATGAACTGGAGTCCGAGTGAAAAGCACAGGAAGGCTGTGGGCGATTCAGCAAGAAAGCGTCTTTCCGGCCCAGAGGCAAAAGCGGCTCACGCAGAAAAAGTTGGTAGGCTGAAAAGTTCAGAAGTGCTACAGATAAAGAGAAGGCTTTGGATGGGAGAGTCGCAATCTACCATTGCCAGAGATTACGGAATGGCATTTCAGAACATTGGGAAGATATACAACAATCAAATCTGGTTGCACATACCGTGGCCCATTGGCCCTAAAAGGCCGCCGTATAAAAATCAACCACAAAGGGGCCAGATGTCCCCTTCGGCTAAGCTCAACGACGAATTGGTAAGAAAGATTCGTCAAAGCGCAACTCTAGGTAATTACGGTGCCTTGGCCGAAGAGTATGGGGTCTCGGTGGCGACTATTTCCAATATAGTAAACAGAAAATCCTGGGCACACGTTGAGTGATGCGCTAAACTGGAAACGACTAGTCGCACCACCTAAACCTTTAAGGAAAACCAATGCCCGCAGCAAAGCCGATCACTCTTACCCGCTCCGCCACCAACCCTAGCGCCCTCAACCCTGAGCCTTTGGTGCTGGTTGGGGATTTCCCTTCGACCGCGCTCACTGTGGTGCCCGGTTCGTTTGCTGACCTCGCCGCCGTGAGAACCTACCTTTCGACTTTGGTGACGGAACTTAAGGCCAGCCCTTACTTCAGTTGATCCAAATAGGGTTACACCCGACAAGGTAACGCTAAACGCCCTGGGGCCTGAAAATCCCAGGGCGTTTTCTTCTGCTACACTTATGTCCATAAGAGCGTCCTTCCCGCTCGCGGCCCCCTTGTTGAGTCACCCCGAAAGTTTTTCCCTCCTTCTCCTTTCGGTCAGATTCCAAGGGGGCCTTTTTGCGCCCCTGGTAGAATTGGTGTAACCGTTTGGAAAGGTTCCCACAAACATGCCCGCAACCGTTGCCGACAAATCCGTTTACAGCGGAGAAACTTTGTCGTGGGAGTTCCGTTTCCGCACCGAACCATCGCCTGCCGGTTCACCGTCAGACCTGTCGGCTTGGACTTTTACCGCACAGTGGCGTAGCGAGCGTGACGCAGAAAACGCACTCGACTTTGCTGTAGATCAAACTAACAAAGCCACAGGTGTCATCATCTTGACCATGACTTCTGAGCAGACCGAAGCGATGGCTGGCGGTGGCTACTTCGATTTGGATGGGTACAACGGAACCGATTTGGTGACTTTCCTACAGGGGCGCTCTTTGTGGACTCAAGGCATAACCCGTGCCTGAAGTTGTTGAGGTTTTAACGCCAGCGGTTGCGGCGGTTGTTGAAGTTTCCACGCCAGCAATTGCCGATGTCGTAGAAGTTGTTGAACCCGCCGAAGTTGGCGTTGTGGAGGTTGTTGAACCCAGCGTTGTAGGCTTTGTCGAGGTTATCGAACCTGGCCCCTACGAAGTTGTCGAGGTTATCCAAGTTCAGGGCATCCCCGGCCCCCCTGGGCCTGCGGGCGGCTTGCAGGACACGTTTGAAACGGTTGCGCAGAACTTGGAGGGGTCTGCGTATTCGTTGACGTGGGCGGGTGGTTTGGTGTCGTCGGTGGTGTACGTGTCGGGGGTGACGAAAACGTTTGCCTATTTGGGGGATGTGTTGTCGTCGGTGACGTTGAGTGGTGCGACACCGGGCGGCATTGATTTGGTGAAGTCTTTTACGTATTCGGGGTCTGAGTTGGTGGGGGTGGCTTACAGCTAATGGCAACGTTTACGATTACTACAGCGCAGAACATTGACGCGCTTGCGTCAAAAACGGGTGGCGACCTCTACAACGTCAACGGTGGCACACTCACCATCGACCAGGACTCTCGTGTGGGTTTGAATCAGACCACATCTACCACGATGGGTAGCATCACCCTGTCGGCGTCGCTGGGCGGCACGGTCAACATTGACGGCACCGCAGTTTGGATGATTCCCTACACGGGCGGTTCGGGCAACGTGCCTGCGTGGAACGCGGTCATCACGAATGGCACAGGCACAGGCAAGTTGATTGGCGTGCATTCGGCGCTGACGGCGGCATCAACCGCCACGGGCGCTGCTATGCCCGCGACGGGGTTCATCCGGGTGAAGCAGAAGTCGGGCGACTACGTGGCTGGCGCTCTGACGGGTATTACGGCGACGGCGGCGGACGCGGGGCGTGTGGGTTGGCTGGAGATTGCGGGCGATGAAGCGGCCACGGTAAACGCTAACCGTTTGGGAACTTTCAACATCACGGGCGCATGGTACGAGGTTGGCACGACCAGTGGCGTGTCGAATCAGACGATGCAGATCCCCAACAACGGCCTGTTGCGGTACGCGGCGGGTGTGTTCATCGAGCAAACTGTCGGCGGTGGAGACTACGAGTTCTACCCGAACGCGGGCATTGTCACAACTACGGGCACGGAGGCCGCTCGGGGCAAGTGTGTGTGGATTGACAACACGGGGTTGGTTCGCATTGGAAACTCGGGCGCTGCGACGAACGGTTACACGCCAGTTTCAGGTTTGAAGGTTGTCATCGGCAACATCTTCTTTGAGAACTGCACAACCGCAGCACGTACTGCAAACGTGATTCCGAACGCGACGGTTGCTACCCGCTACGACTTCACCACTACGGGTGGCGGGGTGGTGTCGATTGATAAGTGCAACATGGCGTGGTATCTGTCGTGCACGCAGGCGTATTCGGTGAACGTGTCCAACTCTGGGTTTGTTGACGCCATCCTTCTGTCGGAGGTTGCGACGGCGATGACGTTCACGAATGTGGGGGTCGGCAACAAGCCGACGACCGCTTTGGTGGTTGCGCCCCTCACCATGACGTTGTGCCTTGCGGGCGGGACTTTTACTGACTGCCGCTTTCAGCGGGTTGCGACAGCGGCAAACAACTCAACTCAGGTGGTTTTGACCGACTGCGACGGGTTCACATTCACTCGTATGCAGACACGGTATGCGGCTTTGCGCGCCCACACGCTGCCCACCTCTATCAGCGCCAACCGCGTCAACAACACCACGTTCACCGACCTGACCATGATCGACGGCCAGTTTGCGCTTGCTACCTGCTCCAATGTGACGATCACGGGCACCAAATACATCGGACAGGTATCCGGCACCACCGGCACGGCAAACCCGTGCACCATTTTCCTGCCCACATCGAACTGCCTCAACCTGACCATCGACGGGTTGACGTTTCCCGTAACCAACACGCACCCGTACACGGCCCTCGTGACGGTAGGTGTGGCCGGATGCACCAACACGACCATTCGCAACATTGGCACCTACGCTTCACCGCTGAGCTTGGGGAGCGCGAACGCTACCGGATACATTTTCACTCTCGGCGGTGGCGCGGCGGCAATCAACACTCGCGTGCAACGAGTGTATTGCTCTAACACTCGTTCGGGCATGATGACGGGGGACAACTCGTCTAAAGGTCTCACCATACAAAACGTGTCAGGCGACTATGCTGACGCGGCAGACGTGTCGGCTGTCATCAACTTGACGCAACGCGCCCTCGGGGGCACGAAGGCCCTCACCGCTCAAACGGGTGTGTACGGCACGCATTGGCTGGACTACTTCACGTCCACCACGGCGGGCCGTCTGGCGGTGGTGATGAACGAACCCACCGCAGAAACAGCAACGCAGGTTACGTTGACGGGCGGTGCGGCGTTCACCGCAGCGGGCGGATTGTACATGCCCACCATTGGGCAGTCGGCAACGTTTGAAACGCCCAACTTTGTCATCGGCCACACCGGCTTCACCAACTCTGCGCTGGTCATGGCTGGCGGTACGGCGACGAACTACAACTACAACTATTCCATCGACAAAAATGATGGCAACGGTTGGTCAACGATGACGGTGGCAAACTACACGCCCACCACGCTTGGCACGGCCCTCAACGGCATCACCGGTTTGAGCGCGATCCTCGGGTTCAAGTTGCGACTGAAAGTGACCACCACGGTCACTAACACGACGGCGATTACGTCCGTGTACATGCCCACCACGTCAACCACAACTACGCAGGCATACCAATACCCGCTAGACACCATCACCCTCACCCTGACGGGTTTGGTTGCCGGGTCAGACGTGGTGGTGCTTGCGGCAGGCACCGACACGGAGCGGGTGAACGTGGATGCGAACCCCACCACCACCTACGGATACGTATACGAAACGCCAGAAGCAATCGACATTGGCGTGTTCAAAGCCGGATACGTGCCGTTCTACATTCGCAACTACTCACTCACCTCCAGCAACGCCAGCCTCCCCATCGCCCAAATCGCTGACCGCAACTACATCGCATAGGACACCTCATGGCAAAGATCACAGACCCCGACCTCATCAACGTTGGCACCGAACTCACCCTCGACACTGCCGCATCCACGTTCACCCTCAACGTGGCAGGCAACCTTGTCGCCAAAGACGGTGTGACCATTCAGGCGCTGTACTCAAAGTTTGTTGACCTGTGGACAACTTCGGCTTACAACAAGTTCGAGTTCCCCATGTACACCATCGACGCAAGTTCCGGCCAGTACCAGTTCGGTACAGATGGGGCGACGTTCTCGGGCTGGAAGCCTGCCAACGATGCGACCCGTCAAATGCTCCGAGACGGTGGTTGGTCAGAGTTCACCTCGGCGGGCGTGCTCGACCGGCAGTATGTGGGCATCGTTTCGCTTGGTGAAGTGAACGCGGGCGCACAGCTCTACTACCAGAAAACTTCCGGCGGTGCGGCGGCTGACTTCACGTTCACCGACGAAGTGAACGAAGGCATCCTCGTCTACCAGGATGGCGGCATCGACAACCGCACCTACTTCAAAGGGTACGTGCGTGAGTACGCGAAAAAGTACGACGACTCGATCTTGGCCGACACCGGTCTTTCGGCTACGGGCGCGTTCAAAGTCAACATGCTGCTTGGTAACGAAGACGACCTGAAGATTCAGGACACTGACGTAAACGTTGCCGCGAACGCTCCCTATACGGGCATCACGGCGACGTGGGTTTCCGGCACCGGGTTCACCACTGCCACCGTGGGTAGCCTGTCGGTTGACGATGTGCGGCAGGACACGGCTGGCCGTTGGTTCCGATGCACTGGGGCGGGCACCATCGACGCGGCAGGTGTGGCGAACTACACGGCGAACGGTGGTACGGCGACGCTGGCCGCTTTTGCTGGAGAGCGTGAAATCGGCGGCTCCTACTACCCGTTCTCGATCATTGTGGACGGCAACGGCGCGGTGGCCGAAGACGTGTACACGAAGATTCAGTACCTGCTCCGTCAAAACTCAGACATCGACTCGGGCGCTGGAACTCAGACGGGCATCGTCACCCAACTGCTTATGGGCTTTGTGGGTGACACGCTCATCACCACGACGGGTGTGTACATTGACGACTACGACGCGAACGATGTCAACCGTCTCACGTTCACCGACTCGACCGGCGTGGCGCGTACCGAACCGTACACGGCGACGGGCACGCTGAACTTCAATAGCGTGCTGACCGCTGGCGGAACCGGCTACTACCGCATGTACTTCACCGACTTGGCGGGTGCCAACGACTACGGCCTGACGGGTGCCATTACGGTTCAGAACGCCCTTGGTGTAGATGTAGCGGGCACCATCACCGGATCGTCCATCCCATTCACGTTCGACTATGACGGGAACGTGCAGGGTGGTCGCACGGCGGGCACTAACGCGGCAGTGACAGTGGTTGCCGGTAACGCTGGTTCCGCTAAGCCGGTCGTCACGACTTACACCATCACTCGCGCAACGAACCAGGGCATTACGTTGACCGCAGAGACCGACCGCGCCTACCTTGTCTAAACTGGAGGCAACCTATGTTGAGCTTCGACGGGCCAACAAAACTCATCACCATCACAACAGTCAACGAACTGGACGTCAAAGACCTTTGGTCGCGTTGGCTTGACTGGTGGTTGACGGGCGATAACAGTAAGTATGGTGTCGCCATGCAACAGGTTGGCGGTAACGACATTGACCCTGTTGCGGGCACATCCATCCCGATCTACGTTTACTTGCTAGACGGGTGGAAGGTTCGACCGCGGGAAGCAAACCACACGTTGCAGGTGACGCACGGCATCCTGCTAACGGATGACGGCAGCGACCCGTTTGTGAACACGGTCGGTGCGTTTATGGTTCGGGTCAACTATCAGCAGCCGGTTCAGGCGTTGACTGTTTCGACGGGCGGCGGTGGCGGTTTGACTGCTCAGCAGGTTCGAGATGCCATGGCTTTGGAGTTGTCTGCTGTGGCGGAGCCGGACAGCGTTGACGCGAAACTGGATGCGGCTGTGGCTGCGGCTCGGCTGTCGGCGGCGTTGAGTGCTTAGGCCTGTAGAATAGTTATATGTCTAACCCTGGCGTTTCCCCACCTGACTTCACCACAACTGTCGGCCAGTTCCGTCTGCTCGCAAACGACGTTTACAATGTGCCGCTCAGCCCCACCGTGGCAGGCCAAGGCGACTACACGCTGTTTTCGGATGCTGAAATCGACGGCTTTTTGGCTTTGCAGGGAAACGTTTACCGCGCTGTAGGGCTTGCCTATTTGAGTTTGGCGAACGCTGCCGCACTTGAAGCGGAGTCAATCAAAGACTACGACTTGGCTGTTGACCGTCGCCAAAAAGCGGAACAGTTGCGCCTACAAGCAAACACTTTTTTTGCTCAAGCCGACACTGCCGACATGGAAGGCGATGAAGGTTTCCTGATTGTTGACACGGGCAAACAGTACGAGTGGCCTCCCGAACTTGGGCCGGTGCCGGTGACGCGCTGGCCGTGGCCTACCGGGTACATTGTCTAATGAGGGCACCTTCGCAGTGGGCTGATTCTATTGCCAACGTCAGCACTCAGTTTATGAATGCGACGGTGGACATCCTTGACCCTTCTGAAGTCGTATCAACTTTTGACGTGGACACCAACGCTTACACGTCCACCGGAAACGCCGTGGTGGCTGAAAACATTTCGGCGCGCGTACAGCCCGTCAGGCTTTCCGTTGATTCGCGCGGTGGTGGTAATCCTAGCGGCGAGGTTCGCATCCGAGTGCAAATACCTCGTGACTCGTACAGTGGGCGGATCAAACGCGGCTGGCTGATTAGTGTCACTGCCGCCGAGCGCAACCCGGAACTGCTTGGCTACCTGTTTGTGGTCGATTCTGAAGTGAACTCGTCTTGGCGCGCAACGACCACCATTGAGGCGACTGTGAACGTAGAAAATGTCGTCTAATGGGAGTCAAGTACACGAAAGGTAGCCCGCAGGCGCTTATCGCAGAGTTGCAGAAGCGCAAGCGTGAAATCCCGCTGAAGGCTTTTGCCATCGTTGATGAAAGCGTAAAAGAGGGCGAAGAAATCCAACGCGACTTCCTTGACAAAGCGACTACGCCTTATGGCCGCTACCGCTTCGGGCGCAATATCGGTAACAGTGCCGGACGTAACGATTCTGGCGACATGATGAAAGCAATTTCGTCTGACACGAAGAAAGAGTCGAAAACCCTCATCGTAGGCCGCTGGGGCTGGCTGAAAGAGATTCTTGAATACTTTGAGATTCAAGAAAAAGGCTACGGAGTGCCTGAAGCGCGCAGCCTGCTGGATTCCTATGTGGTTGTGCGCGAAAAGTTTATGGCGAGAATGAAAGCAGAGTTCGGACGATGACGGTCAACCCTTACGCAGACCAGGAAGCACTGGCCGCATACTTCCGCACTCAACTTGCGCAAGACGTGCTCGAAGACGGCTACCCGGAACCCGGCGACATGCCGTGGACGAACAACATCCTCGTTCCCTACATTGTGATTGACTTTGGTTCGCCGGTTGCGACCACGCAGGGCCGAAGTGTGGCCGGTGAGGAGAAGCAGCCCACTAGCCAGCGGGTCGTCTTGAGCGCGGTGGCTTCCAGCGGCAAAGTGGCGCGTGAAATCGCTGGCAAGATTGCCGAAGTGGGGACGGGGTATTCGGTGTCCAGCAACACGGGGCCGTTGCGGCTGGTCGGTGGGGGGCAGTTCAGCCAAGTCGTTGAGTCGAAACCGACAGTGTACGTGAGTGAAGTCTACTTTTTGTACTGGGCTAATCTCACCGACGCATAATACACCCTATGGTGTAAACTGGACTCATGCCTTTAGCAATCAACACTGTCACCGGAGTGATTAGGGATTATCCCAGTAACATCATTTCGCACCGGAAACTCGGCAAAAACCTCGAACTGTATTTCGAGGACGAAGAAGAGTCCGACAAGGTTGTTATTGCCAAAAAGGTCTACCCCAAGAAGTCCGAGGCTCCTGCGGAGGACAAGACTACCAAGGAGTCCCCTGTGACTGATCTTTTTGAGGATGGTGAATAATGGCTGAGCAGAAAGTTTTGCGCGGTAATGTCACGATCTGGGCTGCATTCCCGGAATCCCGCACCGACTGGAGCGCACCGAGCGCCGCCGACATCGCACTGGATGTTGCTGACGGCCTGATCCTCGACATTTCGTGCGCCATTACGGATGATAGCGCCGAGTCGCTGAATGAGTCTGACCCGGCCACCGACGACACTCAGAGTGCTTGCGACATCGCAAGCGTCGAAACGCAGACGTACCGCAACTATGAGGCGGAGCTTGACGGCTTCCGCAACAAGACCGGCACGACCGACACGCCCTACTACAACACGTTCTACGACCTCTTCAACGGGGTGGGCCGCGAATACTGGCTCGTCAAGCGCGTGGACAAGTTGCAGGGCGAAGTGATTGCCGCAAACGACATCCTTTCGGCCTTCCTTTTCGAGACTGACTACGGCACGGACATTGCCGAAGACGGCGGTCTCACCTACTTCGGTGCCCGCTTTAAGCCGCAGGGCGAAATCTACACGAATGTGAGCGTGGTCGCGTAATGGCTAAGCAAACTGCTAACGGATACGTGAAGGTTGCGTGGATTCTTGAAGCCGACCTCACCAACCCTGAGTTCCCTAGCGCCACTGAACTGAACAACGACGGCCTTGACCTGTCAAGTGCTATCGCTTGGGAAGACTACGCGCTCGGCTCAACCGGTTCGGACGACATCGAAGACCGCGCCCTCACCGACCTGGGCAACGCGGTTAGCCGTGGCTCGGGAAACTATGAGGCCGTGCTTGACTTCTTCCGCGACAAGAACAACCAAGCCGCCGACTCGGTGTATGTGGATGCTTTTGAGGCGTTCCGCACGTCGGGTGTGACCGGCTACCTTGTGACGCGCATTGCCGAGAAGCCTGCCACTCAGGTGTTTGCTGCGGCTGACAACATCAGCGTGTACAAGGTTACGGTTTCGTTCACGGCCGACCTCACTTCGGGTGACACGTCCACGAAGTTTCAGGTCAACTTCTTGCCCCAAGGTCTGCTCTACACGAACACGATGGTTGCTTCGGCTTCGGCCATTTCGGGCCTTCCGGCAACCGACACGATGGCCGTTGGCGACCGGGTTGTGCTTCTGCCCACACTCGATGGCAAGTCGATCCGTTCGCGTGCAACGTACACGTCGAGTGATAGCACTAAGGCTACGGTTTCGAGCCACGGTGTCGTGACTGCCATTGCTACGGGCAGCGCCACGATCACCGCCGCCTACGGGGCTTCGGGTACTGCTGACACGACGGCCATTACCGTTTCGTAGCAACTTACTCTGCTAGACTTGACCCGCCGCCTGAGTTTACGGGCTGGCGGGTCAAAGTCTTTTAGGAGGATTCATGGTCGAGGCAAGCGAAGACGGCATCAACGAGAACGAGATTATCGAAAGCGCAATTAGTGGCGCTGAAGAAATCAAAAAGCGGCTCGCTTCTGACCCGGATGCTGTGCGCAAGATTCTGGCTGAAGACATTGACGTGTCGGACACGGTTACCGTGTACCCGAACAAGCGTGTCAACTTGGCGTTTGAGAAGCACAATGAGGCGCTGCGCACGCTGAAGGCTGAGTCGGCTCGTCAGATTGGCGAAGAGGATGCCGCATATGAGGCGCGCATTCTGGCACTGAAGCCCCGCCTGGAGGCACTGGACGCGGAAGGTGCTGAACTGCGTGAGGCAATTGAAGCGTCTGCGGTCACGTTCGAGTTCCGTGGTTTGGGTAAGCGCGCAATCAAGCGCATCCGAAACGATGTGCGCAAAGACTACCCGTTGCCTCCTGCTGGAACGCCTGACGACCCGACGTTTGCTGAGGAGCGCGACGACTTCTACCAGGATCGCGTCATTGCGGCCCACATTCAGCACGCCGGGTACACGCCGGATGATGTGGCTGACTTCCGCGACAAGTGGCCGACCGTTGAGTTTGGCAAGTTGTGGGCGATGGCTTTGAAGTTGTCGATCACCGACGACTACTTGCGTGGGGCTGTTGACGCAGATTTTTGATTCAGCTCCTCGCCTCGTCGGGGGGAGCCAGATACATGACGCATCTGAGGTCTGCAATCGAATTGGGGCTACGACCTAGCGCGCACATCCTTGCGCTGAAGAAGCCTAACTCTAATTGGTCTGAATGGGATCACAAGTTTGCTGTTGCTTTTTCGCGCCTCAATGCTGAGATGTGCGATAAGTGCGGCAATGCCATATGGCTGTGCAGGAATCCTGATAGCGCAATCCGCTTTAAGGTTGACACGTATGTGTGTTATGCCGATAAAGAATTGCACAAGCGCCGCAAAGAGCGCGAGAAGAACAAGCGAAAACTAAAAGACGGCGAATATGAGTTCGTGCGCGCGATTCCAGATTCGGGCGTTAGCGAATTGCCGACTCGTGACGACTACTACGCTTACATTGCCAAACAGGCAAAAGCCTGACTGGTAGAATAAGGGGTAGGCTTTTCCCTTGACTTAGGCGGTGTGCGTGGCTGACGACATGAACATGAATGTTCAGATTTCAGCCGACGTTCGA